GTAGGTGCTGGCGAACTTCACGAACGCTTCGGCGCCGGTCAGTCCGGTTTCGCTTTCGATGATGGCCATGAAGAACGCGATAGCCTGCTCGTCTTTCCCCTGGATGGTTTTGAAGCCCAGAGCGCTGGCGATGTTCACTTGGCGCTCGTCAGCGGCTTCAATCTTGCGTGTGGACTCGCCGGACTGCGCGGCAACCGCTTCATTCAGGTCAGGCACGAACGCTTCGATGTTCATGTCGGACAAGTCTGCCTCCAGGAACGCCAACTCTTTCGAGTCGAAAATCTCCCCGAGGTCATAGTCCAGCGCGGCCAGTTCCTGTTTCAGCAGTTCAGTGTCGATACCGCCGACGGCAACACGGTTATCCGCCAGGCGGGCGGCACGAACCTGATCAGGCGTCAGGTCGTCGCGCACCAGCACCGGAACCTGTTTAACACCCAGCAGTTTCGCGGCCAGGCTGCGGCCGTGACCTTTGATGATCACCATGTCTTTATCGACGACAATCGGCTGATCCCAGCCAAACTGCTTAATCGACTCGGCGATTTTCTTCACTTGCGCGTCGTCGTGGATTTTGGAGTTAAGCTCGTAGGGAACGAGTTTCTCCAGATCGATCAGTTCAATCTTTTTCATTCGGCATCAATCCCCGTCAGAAGGTGAACCAGCGCATCGCCGGCGTTCGTCAGGCTGTCGCTTCCGCTCAGTCCCTGGATTTTGATTACATGGTTGATCAGCTCACCGATGCGCTCGGCATCTTCGATTGGCACCTTGAAGCGCATGATGGTGTGCGTCGGCGGCGCTGACAGCAGCGGGGCCGGTGCGGCGGTCGGGTCGAGTGCCGGCAGTGCTTCCAGATCGTCGAGGTTGATTTCGGCCGCTTCCATGATGTTGTTGAAGTCCTGATCGCTGTAGGGCATGAACGACGCGAGATCGTCAATATCCCCAAGCTCTTTCAGTAGCGCCGCCAATTGCAGACTGTCATCATTACCGTAGCGACCGTTATCCACCAGGCCGATCTTCTTCGCTTCCGCGTCAGGGATTGGCCCGAGGTTCATGATCGGAATGTCTTTGATACCCAGGCGAACAGCGGCACCGGCGCGGTGCTCGCCACCCAGGATTTCCAGTTCGCCGGTCGGCAGTTCACGCACGATTACCGGTTTGAACATGCCGAACTTTTTGAGAGACTCTTCCAGCTTGGCCTCGTTGGCGGCATCAACGACGTTGGTGTTCCAGGGGTTCGGGCGGAGTTTGCGCGGGTCGGCCGTTTGCGCTTTGGGTTGCATACTCATTGGGTGATCCTTATAGATATGGCTGCAAAAGCATCAATGCCTTATACTAGCGCAAGCACTCTTATATTGGCAATTGAGGACATGATGTTGGAAACAGTAACTATCGCAAGAAATGCGGTCGTGGCTAAACTGAAAGACCCCAGCCGCGACGTAAAACTGAGGGTTCAGCAGATCCTGTCCTACATGGTCGCAGGTGCAGAAAATACCGCTCGGTTTAAATCATCGGCGTGGGATGGCCGCTCCTCTTTCTTCGACTTCCGGCAATGCACGTTCCCGGCTGGCTTCGTGCCGCTGGTGGTCGCCAAATTACAGCGGGAAGGCTACAAGATCAATCTGGTGCGCAAACCTTTACCTGCTCCCCTGGGTGTCGCCGGCGCGAAGGTGGACTCCTTCCCAGACGACCCGCGCTACTCCTACCAGCCCGAGATCGTCGAAAAAGTGGTGAAGCACGGCGCCATGATTGCACAGGTGGCTACCGGCGGCGGTAAATCCCGTATCGCCAAGCTGCTTTACGCCCGGATTCGCCGCCCGACGCTATTCCTGACGACGCGCTCCCTTCTCATGTATCAGATGAAAGACTCATTCGAGAAGGACATGGGCGTTGAGTGCTCCGTGCTGGGTGATGGCCAATTCGGCAGCGTGAATGCGGCGGGCCAAATGACCATCAAGCCGATGTGTGTCGGCATGGTGCAGACGCTGACCGCCAGGCTGACGGTGAAAACCCTGCCGCAGCAGTTCGAGGAGATTTACGACTCCCTGATCGCTGCCGAAGAGAAGGAAGTTGCGGCGTTCAAGCGCAAACACAAAGCGCTCGACCCGAAAAAGCTGGCTCATGCTGTAGAGGAACTGGTGAAGCGCCAGAAGTCTGCCCGCGCTACCGCCGAGCAAATCAAGAAGGAAGCGGTAAAACGCATCACAGTGCAGCAGGCGCTGCATGATCAGACCGTCGCGCTGTTAAGCAAGTTCGAGTGCGTGATCATGGAAGAGGCCCATGAAGCGTCCGGCAACTCGTATTACGACATTATGCGTCACTGCGTAAACGCGCATTACCGCCTGGCCCTGACCGCCACCCCGTTCATGAAAGAGGACGAGGAAGCGAACATGCGCCTGATGGCGTGCTGCGGGCCGGTTGGCTACCGCGTCACGGAGAAACAGCTTATCGACGCTGGCATCCTGGCCAAACCGTTCTTTAAGTATGTGACCATCAAAAACCGCCCGCCGAAGCTGTATCGCCACACCGGTTGGCAGGCGGCGTATCGTCTGGGTGTCGTCGAATGCAAGGAGCGCAACGAGTTGGTGGTGGCTGAGGCTGTTAAAGCGCACCGCTACGGTCTGTCGGTTATGGCGCTGGTGCAGCACACCGCGCATGGCGATCTCCTGAAACACATGCTGACGCTGGCGGGCCTGCGGGTGCGCTTCATCAGCGGCGAATGTGACCACGCCACCCGTAAGGCGGCGTTGAAGGAGTTGGCTGACAAGAAAATCGACGTGCTGATCGGCACCACGATTCTGGACGTGGGTGTTGATGTGCCGGCAACCGGCATGATCATTCTCACCGGCGCGGGTAAAGCCGAGGTTGCGCTGCGCCAGCGCATTGGCCGTGGTCTGCGTGCGAAGAAGTCCGGGCCGAACGTCGCGTTCATCGTGGACTTTGAGGATATCTTCAATGACCACCTGAAAGTCCATTACCAGCAGCGCCATGCGATTGTTGCAGGCACGCCAGGCTTCGCGGAGAACATCATCCCGCCAGGAACCGACTTCGACTATGCCGGGCTTGGCTTTGTTCCAGTAATTTGAGGCAGTAGCGTTTGATGATGAAAATTTGCAGACTTTTTTCGCTATACTTTTAGCATCAGAAAAACGTCAACCATTCCGGGAGATTCCCATGCAAAATACAGTTATCAAACGCTACACCTTTTCACTGGACACAATCACGCAGGATGCGATTGCTGACCTCGCCAAAACTCACAAGCTGACTCAGGGTGAAGTGATTGAAACCCTTGTCGCCTTTATGGGCCACTCCGAAGAAGCCGTCAATGCAGCGTTTGCTGCCCGGCGCGAATCCAAAGTTAACAGCCGAACCTCACCGTGGGCCATCTACCAGCGCGAGCGTCAGGCTAAGAAAGCAGCGGAGCAGCAGTAATGGCTGTCGGCGGCGGGAAACCGGTTCTCGGCGGCATTGATCCGTTCAGCGGTGAGCCATTTGAGATCGTGCTTGAGGATGAACTCATTCAGGACTTCGAACTGCACACCCTGGTGAAGCCGACCGTTGAGAATTACAACGAATACAGCCAGCGCTACAACATGATCTGCAAAGACATACAGGAAACGGGCAACGAGAGGTTTCTCGGCGAAATTATCGACCTGCGGTATGCAGCGCGGCGCCAGGCGCTGAACGATGTTCCGCTGGAGTTGAACGAAAGCCCCTATACCGAACGTGGCGCCGCGCTGTGCTATGGCTACATTGAAGGCGCTCGGGAGAGGGCAGAGGAAATGAAAAGGCTGGCTGATGGAGATTAAAACGCTGTCGGGCATCCTGAATCACGTCAACGCGACGATCCTGGAACAGACGAGGGCTTTGCTGGAGAAAGACCTCGCAACGTCCGACAAGCGGCGCCGGCAGATTATTTGGTATATGTGGAGCAATGGGCGGGATCAGGCAAAGCTGCGGCGTATCAGTGCAGTGAAGTTCTCTCCGCACTCCGATGATTACGTGTGGTTCATGGCTGGCTATTACGATGCGATCTACGAAAAGTCGCGTCACTCCAGTGTGAACAGCCCAATTGAGTGGGGTTTAGGCAATGGCAATGAGTGAAAGCATACTGAAAACGGGCCTGTCGCGGCTGACGAGCATTTTAAAGCTCAAAGAATCGGAAGTTGGGGAACTCCTGCATGAAGAGATTGCCCGTCAGGTCAAAGAAATGGTTGGCACGCCGTTAATATCCGAACCCGAGCGCACGGGAGAGATTGACGCGAAGGAGATAAGCGCGGCGATAGCGGAGATTATGACGCGGGAAGAACCGACGGCCGAACCCAAGAAGAAGATCTTCAAGCACGACGGCCGCATGTCCTGGGCTTGGGAGGTGGAGAACTCTGCCGACAATGACGAGATCAACTATCTCCTGGCGAACCATGAGCAGCCGGTGGAGCTTGGCCGGTATCTCGCCGAGAACCTCTTCAAAAGCGTGGCTCGTCGAGCAGCGGCAGGGGAAGCCAAAGACTCGTATATCGACGAGGAAGGCACCAATCTGCTTCTGCCGCACGTTCCATACTCGCCCTATACCGACGAAGGCGCGGCGTTCTTTATCAGCCTGGCGTATTCCTGGCGCGGTATGGCTGAACAGTGGAACGCGCAGGAGCAAGATCGCATTAAAGCCGAAGCTGCCGCACGTATGGAGAGCGAGCGGAAAGCGATGGAAGAAATGCTGGCCGAGCAGACGAACAAGATGATCGAGAAGATGGTCAAGGAGCAGAAGGAGCGCGACGCCAAACTACCAGATCGCGACGACCGTTTTGACTCGTCCACCTACATCACGATGAAGCAGCCTGTGGACATGCGCATCAAACGCCCAGAGGATTTCGCGGCGATCTTCGGCACCCCAATTACGTCCGAGTCTGAAACCTCCGGCATATCGAAAATAGCGGCCGGCATTTCTATGGGCCAACTGAAAAAGAGCAAATTTTGATGAAGATGAACCCACTTGCGGCGCTGATGGCGCGTCGCCAAATGACACGCTATGAATCACCGACCCGGGGCGAGGACTATTACGAGTCCATGTTGCACCTGCAACTCGCCGCCTGGATGGCAGCGCTGTATGACGAAGAACCCGATGCGGCGGTGCGACGTTGCTGCATGAGGCTGGAAATGCGGTTCCGCGATTACAAGGTGAAGGGGATCATCATCGGTATCAGGAACAGCGCGTCGCCAACCGCGACTATGCTGACTCTGGTTGACGATATGGAACGGTCATTATCGGGGCAGGAAATATCGCAAGAGGAAGAAAAGGCGATGAAAAGTCGCTTCTAACCCCAAAGTCAGCACGATATGCTTTTGTTTAGACAAATAAAAAGCCCGTCAGAGCAGTGACGGGCTTTTGGAACAGCAACAAATCGTGAATAAGCAATGAGCAATCTGAAAGCGTAGGCGAGATAATAATTAATCCTTTTCCCGCCTGTGTCAATGCCTCAGAGAAATTTTTGAGCAGGTATAAGAAAATGAGCAAATCGCTACCCGGCATTATGACGCCGGACAAATACCTCCAGACCGACGAACAGACGCTCCTGGAGATCGCGCCACATTGGCGACTGTTGCAGGTATTCCCCCGCGAGCCTCGCAGAATTGGCTATGACTGCGGCGCCATGTTCTATATCGGAACGGAAGGTTCGACCGGAACGGGCAAGCCTGACATGGCGGGTCTGCTTTACGGTGGCCCCTGCCTGGAAGAGACTGCACTCGCGCTTTCAGCGCTCATTCCGTTAATGCCCGGGGCCAACCTGCTTGTGCTCATGGTGCGCAACACCAAGAGCCAGGAAGGTCACGACACGCAGGTTATCTGGCAAGCGAGCCGGTCGCACGACACCATCAAGGCGATTCGCGGCGCTGACGAACTGGACGATCTGCTGGAGAATGTCGGGCTGCGGGTGGGCGATCAGGTTGCAAATGTCTCACCCTATTTCGTTCTGCCTTACTCGATCAGCAATAAGCGCGGAATGAAGCAAGCTCAGTATGGCTTCCACACGCATAACCCATACGGCACCGCCATTGAGTTGCTGCTGCGCGGGAAAGACGTTGGCGCCATCGTCCGGTTCATGAAATGGGGCGAGAAAAAGTCCGTCTACCGTCGGAACCGGTTCATCAAGTTCGCCAGCGTCAATTTCCCCAATAAGCCGATGCAGAGATCCAGGAAGGCGATTTGATGCTCCATTACAGCTATCACGTAGAGCATGAGGAGATTGAGCAGTTGGAGATCCCCAAAAGCAAGGCATTGAGCGACTTCGGCACATGGTAAAACCGGATTACACCCCGGCAGAGCGTGAAGTGATTAAAAAGGCGCTTATGGGCGCCGCAAGAGGCAAAGGCAGAAAGTTATACCCGGAAGAACGGGAGCAGGCGCGGGCCAAAGCAGTGGCCCGGATAATGGCGATGCGCGAGGCAGACAAAACCCTGGCCCGACTGCATCAAGAAATGGTGAATGCCCCGTCCTATACCTGGGGCCAGCCAAAATACAGGAGAGACAAATAGCCCCTTGACATTAACGCTATCTATATTTAATTTAGTTAGCGTTAATGACTGAGAAGTTTGCTATGAAAGACCGGTTTATGGCAAAGGTCGAGATCCAGGAAAATGGGTGTTGGCTATGGCAGGGCGCGAAGGGCAAGAAAGGCTATGGCATGTTCTCGATGGGGCCAAAGTATAAGCCTGACGGAAGCCGCCGCAACACGATGGTTGGAGCGCACCGCGCCTCCTATCTCCTTTTCAAAGGTGAGATCCCGGAGCACGACAGCTATCACGGCTTATGCGTTCTGCATAAATGCGACAATCCAGCCTGCGTAAATCCAGACCACCTGTTTCTCGGCACGAACGAGGACAACGTTCACGACATGGATGCGAAAGGGCGCCGGGTCAATGGCCCGAGCTACGGCAGCGCTCATGGCAATTCGGTGCTGAACGAGAAACAGGTGTTGGAAATCATGGAACTGCTAAAAGCTCGCAAGCCGACGCAGAAAGAGATCGCCAAAATGTATGGCGTAGCGCACACAACAATCAACCACATCGCCACTGGCCGTTTGTGGAGTCACCTTACAGGAATCAAACGTGAGAAAGATTAAGACGTATTTAGCAGGGCCAATGAGCGGCCTGCCGGACTTCAACCGCGGCGCGTTCTTCGACGCCGCCGATGTTCTGTTTAGCCACGGTCATATCGTGCTGAACCCGGCAGTGTTCCCGGACGGGCTTGAGCATGGCGACTACATGAAGATCTGCCTGCCAATGATTGATGCCGCGGAGGCGGTGATCATGCTGCCCGGCTGGGAGAACTCCAAAGGCGCGAACATGGAATACCAGTATGCGCAGATTAAGCGCCTGCCCGTATTCGAGGCTGAGTTCGGTTACGCCGCAGGCGACGAAGCGCGTAAAGCTGGCATTTACGACTTCGCGCCAGAAGGTATCACCGCCAGCACCATCGTTAAGCCGACGCGCAATTATGGCCCGGCACTGCGCCTGAACGTGATCGCGACCTGCAACAATCCCGACGCGCCGAATCTTAGCGAGTGGTCAACATGCGAGCGCTAGTATGCGGCGGGCGTGACTACCGCGATAAAGAGCAGGCTTTCAAGTATCTCGATCAACTTCACGCTAAATATAAGTTTACCGAGATCATTGCCGGTGCCGCGGCAGGAGCAGATACTTTCGCCTGTATGTGGGCTGAAAGTCGCGGTGTCGCCTGGCGGGAGTTTCCTGCCAATTGGGATTATCACGGCGACCAGGCGGGGCGCATCAGGAACATCCGTATGCTGAACGAGCATCCTGACCTGGTGATTGCATTCCCTGGCGGCTCGGGAACCCGGCACATGATTACCTCTGCGTGGAAATACGGCGTGCCGGTCATATCAACTTGGCGTGAGGAATGGGAAGAGTGAACGATCCACAACTGACAGCCCAACAGGGCGCCGCAGCATTAACGCTGGCGGTCAAACTATACCGGCAGGAATGCGACAAAGCCGGTATCCACGAGAACCGGTTCCTGTCCTGGCAGGAACTCGACTGCAACGCGAAGCGCCTCTGGATAGAAGCTGCCGAGCGCCAACTGGCAGGAGTAACACTATGAGCAGTTTCGGCATAAGCAAGCGCGAAGCCTGGATAGGCACCATCATCGTGGCCGTCGTCGGGTGGGGCGTTATCAGTTGCCTCATACTGCTGGTCATGTGGCTCTATCGCCATATCGGTTTTTCGCTAATATAAGGTTTTGGGGTTGCGAGAGCGGCCCCTATTTTTTGGAGGGCGTATGACCATTATCAGAGGACTGATTACCCGGCTGCTGTGCAGCCACGAAAAATGGGTGCTGGTGGATCAATTTTTTGGCGACCAGATTAACCACATGAACGGGCTGCGGTCGGAGTGGCGTTGTGAGCACTGCGGTAAACGGGCCTGGAGTTATCGACTGAACGAACTGCGGAGAAAACCATGAAATTACTGTATTGCCCGGACTGCGGGAACTACCTGGAGGGTGGCTGCGGCGACCTCGTTGATTGTCACTGCGGTTGGCGCCAGCCTGCTGACGAGCCTGAGTGCGACTGTGCCGCGTTTGAGCCTGATTGGGCGTCTGCGCCCGGCGACACCATCACTGACATTATGGAAGAGAACGACTGGTCTATCCCCTATGTGAAAGGTCTGCTGGATATGGACGACTTGACGCTGGCCCGCCTGTTAGCTGGCAGTTTGTCCATCGACAAGGAACTGGCGGAATTGCTCAAGTCGGTCTTTGGCGGGTCTGTCCATTTCTGGATGGAACGCGAGAAGCAATACCGGTCGGCGATTATTCGGCTCGCTGATTTGCCAGTATAAGGATAGTGGATTCCTGACCTGGCCCCTATGTATAAGGATGAAGGTGGGAGGGTCTGGATTGAGGAAGGCTGTGCCTGTGCAGGTCGCTCGTTTTTCTAGGAGATCACTTATCACGCTAATCATTTCAAGCGTAACTTTTCAGTGCGGTATTGTTCAAAAAGGGAATGGTTTCAAGCGTGACAATTACACATGAGATTGTCACGCTTTGAATAGTCACATCACATCATAGTAATCACTGATATGATCCATGCTATGTAGTAACACACCGTAACTATCATCGTGCTGATTAGTAACGCTGCGTGATTGAATATGCGCTAACAGTTCTGCGCGTAACATATCAGCGGTAAACACCGCATCGAATTTAGCGCATTGTGCGACGTCTAACAGCGCGTTTTCTTCACCGTCTGTTAATTCATCGCGTAGCACTTCGAGCGTGCGACTATAGACCGCTTGCGCGTTGTCTGTGAGCGTCAACGACACGTAGAGATCTGATTCATGCGTTTTCACGTAAACGCTACACAAAAGAGAATTGATGTTCATAGCTTAACCCTTACAAGGTGAGAGCGGGCGCATATAGCGCCCGTTGTTATCAGTGAAGCGTTACCGGTGTAAATTGCTCGTTACCGTAGCAATCACCGTAGCGGGCAAACTCATTCAGCAAATGACTGTTAACGCTTTCGAGCATTGCGAGCGCTTCGCTTTCGTTGAGCAGGTCAGCGTCATAAAGCGCTTGAATCGCTTGCGCGGTTTTGTAGATCCCGAACTCTGAGATCATCGCATCAGTGACGCTATTTGATACCAGTTCGAGCGCTAACAGTTTGCCCGTAACAGCTACACGATTAGACTTGATA